CCAATCGAATCAATTAAATCCAAAGTCAGATTGAATGATGGTTGAAAAAATGGAAGTATTTGCTCAACAATTTGTAGAGCATCATCACTTAATTTTGAATAGATACTCAATTCAAAACCAATGTTATAGGGAACTGGCATATAAACTTTTTTTACATTACCAGATTCATCACAGGATCTAAATGTTTGTGTTACACTTGTTTTTCTTGTTGGGTCATATTGTAAAGAAACCATTTCAAAAGACATTCTTGGTAATGTAATAGCAATAGGTTTTTTTAGATCTGCTTGCTGTTCAATTTTTGCAAGGAACTTTTGCATTGGACCATATGACAATCCAACCTTAGTTTCATCAACTACATTATTATTTTTATCTTCGTGTCTAATGTAGATATTATTAAAAAGGGTTCCGAAACTAACAATAGTTTTTCGTATAATTTCGTGATAAAAATAAGTTCCTAACATTAATATTCTCCGAAGGGATTACTCTCTGTGAAATCTAAAATACCATCTGCTTCGGTTTCGATTTCTTCATTGATATCATAAGACTCTTCATAACTATTATTATCATATGATTTAAGTATATAGGTAGCGGAAGATTCTGAACCAACAATACTTTCTCCTGCATAGAATTGACCGTTATTAATCGCTACACGAAGTTCGACAGGTGGATATGTTGGTTCAAGATCTGTTCTCACTTTAAAATCTCTAACAACAGCAGTAGTTCCAGAAACGGATCCAGTTATTGTCTCATTATAAATGAATGTACCTATTCCAGTAGGTGAAAGCTCCGATATTGTTACTGATGGTGTAACTGAATATCCATATCCAGCATTTGTTAGTGTTAAAGCAGATACTTGTCCAACAGAATTTATGGTTGCTTTTGCTGTGGCATCGCCTTCTATTGTGACGGTTGGAGTTAAATAATAACCTCTACCAGGATCTGTTATAGTTAAGAATTGAACCCCATTATCTACTACTACAGCAGTCGCAGCTGCACCAACACCGTTTCCACCTGTTATTGTTACTATGGGTGGATTTGTTGACGTATAACCAGATCCTGCATTTGTAATTAATATCGATTCTACAGATTTAACTCCACCAATAGATGTTGTTATTGCAACAGCAGTAGCTGTAGTTCCACTTGTTGGTGGTGCAATTGTTACTGTGGGGGTTGTAGTGTAATTATATCCATCGTCAGTCAAAACAATCTGACCTATCATTCCTACCCCACCAAGAGTTGCAGTAGCAGTTGCTGTAACTGCACTTCCAACTAAATTCAAAGTTGTGATATATCCTTCATCCTTCACAGTATTATCAATCTCTTCTATAGAAGTATCAATGTCCTCATTTTCATATTCATAAAGTTCGCATAAAAGTTCATAAACGTATGTTTTGCCCAATTGATAGAATGGCTTTTCAACCTCTACACGTTTAATTTCAAACAATCTTTCCCCAAGGGGAAAATATATTAAATCTCCTTCTCTTGGTCTTGTTGTAAGATTTCTAATATCATATTCCGTTATATCTCCTTGCTGAATTGAAACATTTAATCCATCCAAAAATGGTGCTATAAACTCTTCAAATCTTTCTTTAGAAATAATCAAATTTATTTCATTTTTCAATCTTAATCCGAATTTTGTCATCAAATCAGAACCTGGAGCATAACCTTCATAATTATCGAGATATGCTTCAATAATAAAATTATCATCAAACTTTGATGATTCCACTTCTCTAAAAATATCGTCCGTTTTCAAATACTTTCTAGGGATATAATAAACATCAATCCCATATATTTTCAATTGCTCATTTATTAAGTCTTGTATTAAAAATTGTTCTGTGGGAGATCCCTGCAAGAAAAATGGATTGAGTGTCATGATTATCCAATAAAGTCTAGTGGTGGTAATTCATATTCCATAGTCATTCTTTGCTTAATATCCTCAAGTTCTTTTTCAGCATCTTCATATAATTGTCTGCCATTCAATTCTATTCCACCTGGCAGTTTTACACCATTAAATTTGATAAGGTTTTGACCCCACTGTCTCTTAATTAGAGATGTTAAATATTTTTTAAGAAAACTATCATTATAAATTTTGGTGAATGAAGCAGGATCTAAAGCTCTATAACATTCAATTACTATAAACTCTCCTGCAGTTTGTACTCCCCAATCTATATCCAAATATAATCTATCTTGTCTCTTATTATATCTTATCTGCTTATCAGTTGTTAATAGGAAATCAATATCCTCAAGATAAGATTTCACCATAGAATACTGTAAAAGATCTACTGAATTGAAATAATATAAGTCATTTAGGAATAATTGATATTTGATGCTAAACATACCACCAGAAATTGAGCTGGTGTCAAACTTAAATATTCTCTCTACACCTATTACAGAATCTGGAACTTGTATGAAATTGGATGTCTCATAATAATTAAAGGTAGTAGCGGCAATGCCTGTGGAGGTTGCAGTTGTAGTTACAATTCCTACGCCATCAGTTCCTTTTGCTTTTCCTCTAGAAACATCATCAGATGTTATTTGATACTTCAAATACATCTTTTCGACACCATCATAATGACGTTCATTGAAATATTGAAGTGCATCATCGACTAAATCGTCAATTTGCTCATCATCAACATTAATTTCCAATACTGGAGCACCAAGTCTACGAAGACAGTAATCAACTAATCCTTGTCTTGTTGATGGCTTAGCCATTAGTACAGTCCCCCGTCAATAGTATCTGTCCATACAGGAGTTCCTATTCCTGCTTGTGTTGTTAATATATAGTTGCTAGTACTAATCCCAGACTCTGTACTAGCAGCACTCGTCAATTTTCCTGAATCATCAAAGAAAGCAACCCCATTTGGTCCATCGAAATTGCCTGGTACATAGTATAAAGCATCAGTTGTACTAATAAATCCTACAACATTTAATCCATTTGTTGCATTAATATCACCTTCAAAATCAACAGATGACTTGAAAGTTGCAATTCCAGATACTGATATATCATCAAGATCTGTAAGACTCATTTCTTTGAATGTTATTGATGAAGCATCAATAACACTCGTCATTATAAATGCTCCTGTTGGGTTATCCCAAACAAGAAGCAAACCATCCCTATCTTTATAGAAACTATTTACATCACTAAGATCTAAAAGATTTGATGGTGGTGTAGATGAATTACTTAATACACGAACTACATTTTGAGAACCAACCCTAGCTTTTATAGATGCCATTACCTGGTTACTCCTGCTCTTACCAGCGCGGAACCTTCAACGGCTTTAACTATGTTGCTGCCATTGGTTAACTTTACATCATATACATATCTTCCGGGTTTTAATTGTGAAGTATCTGTAGACCCCAATGATATTGTAATTTTTCCTTGAGCAGCATTTGTGATTGTAGATGCAAATGAAACTGATGAAGAACTCGTATAAGTTTTCCTTATTTGAGATTCTACTTCATATGCGCTTAGGTTTAATGGACTATTGGTTGAGGTGTCTTCCAACTCAAAGGTGGTATCAAACTTAAAACCCTGCTCAATTACTATGTTGGATACAAATACCGCCATTATTCAGATGAGCATACGTTTCTTCTTTAGATATTTATGTCCGCATAAAGTTTTATTTTTTATTCAAAATTTCCTTTAATAAAGATTTAATCTCGTCAATATCTTCCTTCATTTTTTCAAGTTCTTTCTTTTGATTTTGTCTATAGTTTAAAGCATTCATATGCTGATTATAAGAAGCGGTATCACAATTTACTATGGCACCGCTTTTTTCATCTCTATATAAGTTTTTGTATCCTTCTACACGTATCATGCCAATGCGATTGTTCTGAGATCTTTTATTCTTGGAGCATATGCCTGATTAGTACCAGACATTACAACCTTAATTGTATATCCAGTAAATAAATCTAAGTTATCTGCAGTAAACTCATATTCTAGATATTGATTATCAGCACTTGCAGGAACTTGAACATCAGATCTACCGCTGTTTTGAGAAGTATCTGCTGGAGTTAAAGTCCCATCTGCCTCTAATTCTAAGTTGTCATATCCTGGGAACAATTCAAATTCTTGATCAACTTCACTCGAATCTGCTCTAATTAAACTGTAAAGAACTCTAATATCAGCAGAACTATGTCTATATGCTGCAAGTATTACTTTGAGTGATGATGCAGGTTGTGCTAAGTTTACAGTATTTGAAACATAGATTGCTGCATGTGGGTCAAATAGTGAGGAATTCACTCTACCATCTGTTACATAATCAGATACTGGACTGTTCAATCTACTTAATCTGAATTCGGTAATTGATGCGTCCGTGTATATGACAGGAGATAGATTCTCATCAGTTGTATTCAAGGTTATACCAGTTGTAAATGATTTGTTCCTTGGTAATGTAGACAATTTAGCAATTTCATTTACATTTGATGCTACCATTCTTACAGATGTTAGTTTATTAACCTCATTCAGTTCTATTGGTTCGAAACCATTATCTACAAATGGTGTTTCTGTTCCATCAACACTTCTTCCAGTAGTAGTTCTTATATTAGAAGTTACTGTGGTTGCAGAACTTGGTGTTAATATATCATAGTATGGAATGACTTCATTGAATTGAATGTTTTCCGTAGCTTTACATCTTTGACCACCAACAAAATCTTCAGAAGAGAAAGATAATTGTGGAGTTTCAGAAGTAGATC